TCGTTGTTTCTATCACTTTTATCCAAGTGATAAAATTCCAAGAAGATTTAAATTAAAACAGCATTATTTTAATGAAAAATTAATAGAAGAATTTGGTAGTGATTTTTTTCAGTATGATAAAGAAATCAAATGTGGTTGCTCTAAAAGACGACCTGATTGGTTTATTGATTGCTTTAAATATTCAATCATTATTGAATTAGATGAAGATCAACATAAATATACATCTTGTGATGAGAAGAGAATGATGGAATTATTTAAAGATTTAGGAGATAGACCACTCGTATTGATTAGAATTAATCCAGATAAATATCAAGGAAAAACAAAAGAAAGAAAAGGTTGTTTTGAATTTGATAAAAGGAATCTTCTTATCTGTAATGAAAAAGAATTCAATAAAAGATTTAATTTTTTGGTAAAAAAAATTAAATATTTTACTGATAACAAACCTGTAAAGGACGTTACTATCGAAAAGTTATTTTTCGATTTATAAAATTTAAAATGAAGATACTGTAACTAGTGATACTTTCGTAATGGAACAATTTACGTTGTTTTTTAATCCTATTCGAACATAGAATACGGCATTACTATTGGTTCCTGACCGTATATAACAATCCCTTTGCGAAATCGTCGATGTACTAGTATTTATACATCTTGAACCATTATCTCCTAATCCGACTCCGTTGACTCCAACTGCATTCGAGCAGTTCATCCAGCCTGTAGAATAGGATGAATCACCTGTTACCTTTAAAAAAATCTGGTGATTTTCAACATCAAATTGAGAATAGTCGACTGTTAATCCAGATTGAGTTAACGATAACCTTACTAACTCGTATGTCCCACTGTTTATCACACTTGTATATTTTAACGTATGATATCGATAACTTGAATCACTTGTAATTCCAGAATAATCTGGAAGTGTAATACTTCCCGGAAAATAGAAATTCGAATATGATTTATATCCATTCGACCCTGTACTCGTTGGCGATTGATAAGAACCATCAATTAGCTGGAGTTCCTTTAAATAGCTCGTATTTGATGATATATCTTCATCGTGATCGTATATATTACCAGCATCATTTGCTCCTGAGCCAATTGTCGGATAATCACCAGAACCAGACCGAACATGTTGTCCATATGAATCTGACGACAAACTAGACGATGACCTATCATTATTTATCGAATTTGTATCAATTCTTAATTTTTTTATAGAACCATCTGCAATAGACACGAATGAATTTGATGACGTTGTAGCTCCGTTCGGAGAAAATAATGAGTACGGTGTTATATGTATTTTGAAATCCTCATCGAATTTATTATTAGAACTACTAGTTAGAGAAATTTCGAAATCATTAAATTGAATCTCTTCTGGAGAACCAGAAGCTAGTAGTAATGTACCGTTTGTATTATGTAAATTTGTAGAAGTTTGATATTTATCACTTATTGGCGATGTGTAATATTTATGATTTGAACCAATATCAGTTTGATATATTGTAAGCGTTGATGACATAGAATTATTTCCCGATGTCTTAATTATTGCAGTAGCATGTCGTCGATTCGAATTCAAGAAATAATGAGCTACTTCGGTTTGATTCCATTGTATAGTAAAAATCGAATTTGTTTTATATGTAGGAACACCGGATATTCTCTGGATGCTACTACTATTACTTTCTGATATAATTGCTACGTTATTAACAATTGGAGCAGTATTAGCATCATCAATATAAAATATAACTTGATTTGTTTGTACAGTAGAATTTCCAATAGGTATTTGTTTTAATCTAAATGAATAAGAATCAATTGTAGCAAAATAATTAGTAGAAGAATTCAATCCTTGTGCATATAAATCAAGTTTTTTCCAAAAACCATATTGATTATTATTAGAATCATTTGAATAATAATCTCCATCATTTGCTACAACAAGTCGTATAATATTTCCATTATCATCATGATTTCCATTAATACTTGCTTGATTATAACCAGGTGTTATTGTACTTGTCTCATTCGATGTATAAGAAGTTGTATCACCGCCATAAGCATAGATTGTTCCAACAGATGTTGAAGAATCGCCAGAAGTAACGTTCATTTGAATATTACTTGAACTAGTAGTTCTAATCGGTTGTGTCGAATCATTTACAATATTAAAATTTATAATATTACTGCCAATAGATATACCATCGAGACTGTAGGCATTTGAATAAGTACCTTTCAGAATATTTAAATTATAAATAGCCGTTGAATCTCCTGTATTTAAAAATCCTGGTTCTGTTGGTAGAGAGGTTGTTCCAGTATTTGTTGTAGAATAAGGACCAAAAATTGGGTTGATTGCATTTTTTGCCCTTGCTTTTATTGTATATATTGTTCCATAATTTAAAGAAGTGATACTTAAATTAGTAGTTTGATTGCTTCCAGATACAGTACCAGTAGAGACATTGCTTGTATGAGTTAAATTACCTCCATAACGAGTAGAAGATGTGGCAACGTAATTGATTTCATATTCTTCAATTAGTGGCTCAGTTTGATTACCTGGAGTAATAGTATCATGATCTATTGGTTTTGTCCAAGAAGTATTAATTTGCGTTGTATTTACTCCAGTTGCACTAAAATTTAATGTGATAGATGGTGCTCCGGATGTTTCAGTACCTAAATTAATTACAGTTAAGTATTTAATATCTCTCGAATTTTGCTCATTAACACCGTATATTCTTAAATCATATAATACTTCAGTTTCGATTATATATTCTTTCCAAGTAGTTCCATTCATACCACTATTAGAACCATCTACAAATAATTCAACACGATTACAAGAAACCGAAGAACCAGTTGCAATAGTTCCTGTATTAATTGTAACAGTAGAAGCATGTGCCCAATCTTGATTTGTATTTAAAGAACTTTTTACATAATCTATTCTCATTTCCGAAATTTGTGGGATATAGACATTATAAAATCCTAATTGTTTTTGTGGAATATTTGTCCATTCAACAAAAAATCTGTTTGAATCAGAATCACTTTCTGATAAAGTTGGAGCAGGTGGAGTATCAATTAGATATGTATCTAGCCATTTATCTATTAATTGTACAGCAGAAGTATTTTTAGTTATATTCGTTATACCAGTTCCAGTTGTTCCTGTATAACTAGTATTATTTAAATTAGGAAAAATTCCGATTGATTCTTTTGAATTACCAATTGGAAAATCTACGTGACCAGCTGAATCAATTATCAATCTTTCAATACCATTTGTAAAAAATTTTAAGTCATCATTATCAACACCAGCAGAAGTTTCTGCTGAAATATATGTATCTTGATCTACATCAATTACTCCACCAAGAGAACCCCAAGCATTACCAGCACCAAATCCTTCAAATTGATCCGTATTAGTATTATATCTAACATATCCTCTATGTGTAGTTGAATTTGCTGTAGGTCGTTGAATAGTTGTTCCTTTAGGTAATTTATAAGCATCAGTTCTATTTGTGTCTAACGATACAATTTGCGAATTAAATCCTATACCTATATTTCCATTTCCATCAACTGAAAATTCTGTATTTGTTGGACCAATAGCAAGTTGTCCAGTTATAATTTTACCATTCGGATAAGACATTAATTAATATTTATATTAATTATAAAAATTAACATATAAATACGAATATATATATATAATTTATAAATATATAAAATATATAAAATATATATACCAATATCGATTATAGTATATAATGTATATACTTTTTCTAAAAATTTTATAATATTTTTTTAAATGTAAATCCATTATGATTAGAAACAATTATTATAAATTTCATATATATAGATGATTATATACATAATCGTATATATATAACTATTCTAATATTGTCGTAAGTTTATCTTAATAATTATATTTATATTAATAAATAATGAGTACTCATTTAACAGGATCATTTAGTAATTTAGAAAAAACAAATTTATTATTTAAAAAATTACTTGGAAAACCTAGTACTATAACTGAGAGAGAATTTTTCCAAGAACCAAATCGACCGGCACGAACTAATATATATCAAAGTCAAATTTTAAAAGATAATATACCAGAAGTTGCTCCGAGTAATTTAAGAAATTTAACAGATAGTAGTTTAGATGATAATGGGAATACAATGGCAGGTTCATATGTGGGTAAAACGAATGGTATAATTACAAGATATATTAAAGTCCCCCTTACAGCAATGAATGGAACTAATGGCAAATCATATGAAGGATTTCAGGCAACAACCTCACATCCATCTGGAAATAATAATGATGGTTCTGGCGGGGTATATGGAACATCTGGAACATTTTATCGTATAACACAAGATTCAGTTCCATTTAATCTTGATACAAATGGTTCTTACGAAATCAAAGTATTTAAATCAAATGGTCAAGAAATTCCATATGGTTATTCAGGTGGTGAATGGATATTAGACTATGAATCAGGAATTATTTCTTTTTATGAATATGATAATATAAGTGGTATTGATGAAAATAATCCTCCATTAATTTCTTTTTATCGGTATATTGGTGAAAAAGGTGTTGCTATAAGTTCAGTAAATAAAACAATATTTGAAGCTGGTCAAACAGAAGGTGACGGTGACGATTTAGCTGCTCTTCAAATTGATAGTAGAGATTTAGGATCAATATCAACAACATCTTTTAGTCAAGCTTTGCAATTTGGTGGAGAGTATGATGGTTCTTGGAGATTTATTATTTCAGGTGGAGGTGGTAATCAAAAATCAACACAATTTCATATGCAAGTAAGAATCGATGGATCTTGGGTTGATAAAATGGTTACAAAACAAGCTTAAACTTTATAGCAAATTATTTTGTTATAAGAACACTATATTTGGTATATATTTTGCTATAATTTATAATAAATTTTATTTAATATTTATCCGATTATAATATAGCCAAATCATTCCAAATGATCCATTCATATGGTGTTACAATTCCATTATTTTCTGATTTTTCTAATGCAATAATATCATTATTCTGTAAGTCATATATTGAATGATAAGTAATATATCCATCTGGATTGAATAAATTTCTTTCAATACAAATAATTTTTTTTTTTTTTTCAATTGATTTTTTAAGTTTTGATAATGACGTAATTTGACAATATACTTTTTTCATTTTTATATTTTAATAAAAATATCAATTTTTGTTTTTGTAAAAGTATATAAAAATAAATATTACTGATATTATATATAAAATATAAGATGCATAATTTTGATTTATTATCTACAAATAAATTTATAGACAAAGGAGTTTATAGTTTATCAAATGATAAAAAAAAAGAAGCTCATTTACGAAAACAAATGGAATTTAGGGAATTTATGGAAAAAAAAAAAAAAAGTATTTTAGGTTCTACGACTAAATTTAGTAATGATCTTTTTTTGGATGATTTAGCAAACTCAAATGCAATTGATTTTGTAGTTTTACCAAATCCGATTTCATCAATTAAAAAAAAACAAGTAAAAACATTTAATCGTCCGACTTCTGTATCAATTGATAGTAGAGATAGAGATACAGATATATATACTAATCCTAATAACTATAAAATTAAAATGAATAAAACATTTGTTAATGTACATCGTATAGGATTAAAAAGTACAGAATTTCCAAATACACAACAACTTGTTAGATCAACGCCAATTAATATTGCTAATAACATAATAGCTTGGCAAAATGAAACTGATACTGTTACAATGGACGGTTCTACATCTGTTCCAAGTTCAGGATATATTACTTATAAAACTTCAGTTGAAGCAGGTAATTATGATGCTATTACATTACAAAACGAAATTCAATTAAAAATGAATGCTGTTACAAGAATTGTATATACAGCAAATGGTGAACTTGGGACTAGTACATCAACAAAAAATCATACATTTTCAGTTTCTGTAAATCCAATTACAGATAAAACTGAAATTACATCTGTAGAACTTACTAATTATAGTAATATTCTACATACAAAAGATGGTGAATCAAGAATATATTTTGCTCAAAAATTTGACGATAATGCGGAAACACTAACCGCACATAGTTTATCCACAGGAGATCGGATTTATATACAAGATGCTAATGATATTGGTGGTATAGATGATATTGAAATTAATGGTGAACATGTTATAACTTTAGATAAAGTAGATTCAATAACTGGTGTAGCATTTAATGGAACAGCTACTGCACAACCGACAACAGTATATTTTTTTTCAACTAGTACAAAAGCCTCTTTGTCTGTATCTTTTTCAGGTGGTACTTCTGTAAAGATTGGTACAGGTATAAGTTTTCGTTTAAGATGGGATTTAGATAATACTTTAGGTTCTGTACTAGGATTTAAAAAAAAAATGTTTCCAGATAAATTATATGATAAATTATATCTTGCAGATAGTATTACACCAGATCCTTCACAATATTTTAGTGCAACAACAGAGAATGTTATTAAAATTACATCTACTACTAATAGTTTTACAATACAAATAGAACGTCAAAATCATGGTTTAATTTCAAATGATGTAATTTCAATAGAAAATTGGCCAGTAGAACAAAGTATTGGTGGAATTTTTGCAACAAATATTGATTCAATCGTGACGAATAAGACGTATATAATTACACGAATCGATGATAATAATTTTTCTTTCTCTTGTGCTATTCGTGCTAATTTAAATGAAACAAAAGAGTTTAATGGACAAATACATAAAGAGGGTGATGTATATATTCCAATAACATTTTATGATCTTAATATAACTGAAACTTTTTCTTTAATTGTTAATAATACCGAAATTAAAAAACGATTAAATATATATAAAATTCTTGCTACATCCGATACAGCTGTATCTGTTTTTTTCACATCTGAACATGACATGACAGATGGTGATAGAATTTTTATAGAATTTGATGGTAAATATGGTTATACTGGTTCAACTATAATTAGAACTGATGAACAAATTAAAAGTGCTGCAGAAATATCTAATCCATCTGGATTTGTTGTAGAAAAAAAAGATAACAGTACAATTAGTATTCCATTATTAGAATTTCCAAATAGTTGGACAAATATATGGGATGTAACTTTTGGAAATGATATTGAACCAGAAAGTGATAAAACATATGGCCAAGCAATTATTAAACAATTAAGTAAGGGTATTAATTTAAATGGTGAAAATTATATTTATATGTGTATTCAAGAATTTCCTGCTATGACTGTAAGTAGTGATGTTTCGAATGTATTTTATAAATTAATTCTAAATAGTGCCCCTGGTACTACTTTATTTAATACATTTGTAGGAAATGCTTTTGTTCCACCAGAAGGACCAATGGCTAAATTAGAGTATCTAACAATTTCATTCAAGACACAAGAAAATCAATTATTTCAATTTAATAATGCTGAACATTCTTTTACTCTTGAAATTATAGAAGTTATAGATGTACCAGAAAATAGTGGTATGAGTTCTAGAAGGGGTGTTTGAAAAAATCAGTCCAATATATAAAAATTTAATCTTCATCTTCGTCATCTGATATAAATAATTCAAATTCTAATTCAGAATTATTTTCTTCATCATCAAAGACACTGATGTCTTGCTCTCGTTGGCAAGCATTATTTTCTTCATTATTCAATAAGAACTTAACATGATTGTTAATTTCTAGAGAATCTGATGGTTTATATTTTTTTTTTTTAATAATCTGACTAAAAAATTTAGAAAACATTGGAAAAGCATGATTTCTTTTTAAATTTGTTTGTTGATATTTAATATTAAATTCATCTGTATAGCATTTTGTATCAATAAAATAAATGAAACGTTGAATCATATGATTAAATAATATATATCCTTCTAATTTAGGACTATCTATAATCATATTTACATATATTTCAAAATATTTTTCCATATACGAAATACTAACAATATTTAAATCATTGAGTAATTCGATTACATTTGTTTGAAATTGAATATCATGAGTATAATGATTATATTTTAAAATACCATTCATTAAATATGTTTTGTTTGAACATTGTTTACTTTTTAGAAAATCATTTACCATTTTTTTTTTTAAAGTAATTTCCTTATTTACAATTGTTTTAAAATTTTTTTTATACTTTTTATATATATTTACCATAATATTTTGTGTATTAGGAAACATATTAGCATATAAACTAAGACTTATAGGTGTTATTTCAATATATTGTCTAAACCAACCAGTAATTGATGAAAATTTATTTAAAGAAAATGTTTCATTTTTTATAGTTTGAATTGATTGAATTGCATATTCAAAATTATCTTTAACTAGATAAGTATTTAATATTAAATTTGACATTATTTTAATAATAGATACAAAATTATTTTTGTTTAATTTATTAAAATTTTTATATAAAATAAAGCTATCAGACACTTCATAAATCCCAAAACTTATTTTGAATTTAGATAAAAAAGTATTTGCAATACAATTTGGATTATCTAATGTTGATTTTAAATTAGTATCCTTAACATAATGATAAGAAGAATTTAAAATTAATCTAAATTTTTTATTAATATCAAATGGTTTAATAACTTCTTTATATTTATTTACATATGTAAATAAATATAATTTATTTATTTTATTTTCTCTAGATATTCCTAAATTTATAATTTTACGAATAGCATTAGCTCTATCTACATTTTTAATATTATCTAATGATGGACATAGAAGACATTGCATATCATAAGTTAATCCTTCAAATACATTAATTACATTGTCTTTTAAAATTTTTAAAAAATATTCTTGATAATATTCTCTAATATTAAGTAATATATTCAAAATATCCTTCATAGTATAAAGTGAATTCATTTGTTTTTCATTAGTTCCTTCACAAATGCTATTTGCTATAAAATATTTTAAACAAAATTCTGTGTGAAATTTACCATTCATTTTAGGAAGTTGATAAATAGAACTATTAACAAATTCCTCTTTATCATTTTTTTCATTAAAAATAATCCATTTAGAATTATGTTGATATTTTTCAAAATTTGTATTTTGTCTAAGTCTTATGTCTTTTACTCTTTCTTGATTATGTGAACCATTATGAGATAAAATTGCATTAGAGCTACTAGTTGCAGTATCTATATGTTGTGTTTTAAATTTAATTAAATCTATTTTTTCTTGCGAAATATTTAAATTAGATGCAATTTTAATAAATACTTTATCTCTAATATCATTTACAATTAAAGATTTATTTAAAAATTGAATATATCTTTGACGACTAAATAATCGTCGTAATTCAAATTCTTCTAAATTATTTGGTGATTTATTTGTATATGTATATCCGTCATAGTTTTTTTGAAATAAATTAAAATAAATATTTCTATTTAATTTAACTTGTTTAGCAATTTTAATTAAATTTAATCTTCGAATTGTTTCAACATTAACAGTAACAGTAGAATTTTTTTTATTATTTTCTAATAATTTATTGGAATTATATTGAATATCTTTATCTAATATAATATCAAAATTATCAGATTCCATACCATTAATCTTCTCAAATTTTTTAAAACTATTTTGTTTTTTGGAAAAATGTTTAATAGATTTTCGTTCTTTTGTATATGAAGATTTTAAAATATTTCTATAATTTAATAAATTTGTTTCATTTGCTTGGATTGGCGATATATTATTCATATTTCGTATTATAATAATCTAAATAATTGTTAATTAATGTAAATAAAAAAAAAATCAATTTTAAAAATTAACATTATAATTATATATATAATAATTATAATGTTTTACAGAAATTCAATAATAAAATTACGTAATAATTTTACGAATTATTTTTATCAATATCATAAAAATTTTTCAAATTTGAATAAATATTCTTCTCAAATTACACAAAAAAAAGAACGAGGAGCAGCACAAGCAATGCTTTATTCACTCGGGTTAACTAAAAATGATCTAAATAAACCCCAAGTTGGGGTTGTAAGTATGTGGTATTCAGGAAATCCTTGTAATTCGAAATTAAATATATATTCTGATGCTATTAGCTTATCTATAAAAAATCAAAAAATGATTCCTATGCAATTTAATACTATTAGTGTATCTGATGGAATTAGTATGGGGACACAAGGAATGAGATATTCATTACCTTCTCGCGAATTAATTGCCGATTCAATCGAAACAGTTGTTAATGCACAACATTATGACGGTGTTATTTGTATACCTGGTTGTGATAAAAATCTTCCAGGTTCACTTATGGGAATTTCAAGATTAAATCGTCCCAGTTTAATAGTATATGGTGGTTCTATGAAATCAACTACATATAAAGGAACAAAATTAGATATAGTATCTGCATTTGAATCTTATGGTAAATATATTTCTGGAAAAATTACAGAAGATGAAAGATTAGAAATTATTCAAAATGCTTGTGATAAAGGTTGTGGTTCGTGTTCAGGATTATATACTGCTAATACTATGGCAGTATGTCTTGAAACATTAGGAATGATGCTTCCGAATAGTTCATCGACTTCTACCGGAACGATTGAAAAAGAATTAGAATGTTTGTATACAGGAAATATTATTCATAATTTATTAGAAAAAGATATTAAACCATCTGATATTCTTACTAAAGAATCTTTTTTAAATGCTATTACTATGACATATGCATTTGGAGGATCTACCAATGCTGTAATACATTTACTTGCTTGTGCAAATTCCGCTCAAATAGATATTACATTAGATGATTTTCAAAATTTAAATCATATACCTGTCATTTTAAATATGAAACCACATGGAGAATATGTTATGTATGATTTATCTAAAATTGGTGGAACAGCACGTGTAACTAAATATTTAATTCAAAAAGGATTACTAAATGGAAATTGTCTTACAGTAACTGGAAATACATTATGGGAAAATGTAAAAAAATGTGAAGATATGGAATTTACTAAACAAAATATTGTTTTACCATTAGAAAAACCATTTAAAAATGATGGTCATATTAAAATTTTAAAAGGAAATTTATCACCAAATGGATGTTTATCAAAAATTTATAAAAATAAAAAAATTTTTAAAGGAAAAGCATGTGTTTTTGATAATGAAAATGATATGGTTCAAGCACTTAGTAATAACAAAATTAAATCTAATAGTTTTGTTATTATCAGATATCAAGGGGAAAGTATAGGATGCCCTGAAATGCTTACACCAACAAGTGCTTTAATAGGTCATTTTGGAAGTGATAATGCACCACCACTTGCTACAGATGGACGTTTTTCAGGTGGTTCACATGGAATTTTAATAGCCCATTTACCAGATGCTTATAAAAAAGATAGTCTAACACGTATTATTAAAAATAATGATGACATTGAAATAAATTTATCTACAAATGAAATAAATTTATTAGTAGATAATGAACAAATTAAAGAACGATTGAATAATATTCCACAAAAAAAATTAAATATTAGTGGTTATTTAAAAAAATTCTCTAAATTATGCGGAACATTTCAAGATGGTTATATAACTTAATCTATTTCGATGATTTCGATAACTTGTTTTTAGATTTCGATAGTTATGGTTTAGTCGGTCGTTTAGTCGATTATTTAGCCGATTGTTTAGCCTGTCGTTGTTTCTGTTGTTTAGCCTGTCGTTGTTTCTGTTGTTTAGCCTGTCGTTGTTTCTGTTGTTTAGCCTGTCGTTGTTTCTGTTATGGTGATGTTTTTTTAGATGATGGTTTTTTAGATGGTGGTTGTCTCTGTTGTTGTTGTCTCTGTTATTAAGTCGCTGATGGTATAAAATCGGGAGCTAGTGCTGATAATGCTGATGTTGATCCTGTTGGTGGTTGTTGTGGTTGTTGTGGTGGTGGTTGTTGTGGTTGTGGTTGTTGTTGTGGTAGTGGTGGTTGTTGTGGTTGTGGTTGTTGTGGTTGTGGTTGTTGTTGTGGTAGTGGTGGTTGTTGTGGTTGTGGTTGTTGTTGTGGTAGTGGTGTTTTTTTTTTAGGTTGTGATTTTTTTTTAGGTTGTGATTTTTTTTTAGGTTGTGATTTTTTATTTTTTTTGTTAGGTTGTGGTAGTGGTGATGCTCGTTGTTGTTGTGGTAGTGATGGTTTTTTAATAAATAGTAGTATTTTGCTTTTATTATCTAAATCTTTTATGTTTTCATAATAATCACCAAAATCGCCAATTTCTATTAAATATTTTAATGCTTTATATTTCTTGTTTTGAAGTTCCTTTTGCTCTAGTCTTGATTTATTTGTTTGTATCCCAAATTTTGTTTTTTTTATTGTTACCCCAATTATATCTTTTTCTAATAAAGATAATTCGGATTTTGGCCATAAAATAATTGGGTGAAACTCATCTTTAAAATCTTTCTTTTCAAATTCCCAAATAGTATAATTTTCGAAATTCTTTCCCGTATTTGCGAATCTATATTCAGCACATTTAGATAATTCATTATCTGTTGCCGGAACCATTATTGATTCTAATTTACCAGATTCCTTTATTCCAATTGAATTCTCATTTTCAAATTTCATATTCGATTCAGGAAAATGTAATTTTTTTATTAATAATTTATCTTTTGGATTTAATATATGGGATTTAATTTTTTTCGAATTCTGTTTATTATCTATTATTTTTTTTTCTTCACATTCGTTTTTATAAATATATAAATAAGTAATATTATCCAAACTTTTATTAAAATAAAATCTACCTGGTATATCATGTTTTGCATCATATATAATTTTATTTTTTATGTAAGTATATGGTTTTATATTTTTCATCGTTTTTTTCATCTTTTTTACAAATCCACCACCAGTATGTTTATTATTTAAAGTGTCAAGTGAAATTATTATATATGATTGTATATCATCGTCTTTAACTTCATCTTTAAATAGATTTCTAAATCTATTAAATTTATGAATTGGTGTAGGTTCTACTCCATCTAGAATATCGATAGAAGCTTTAGCATGTATAATTAATGAAAATAATAAACCTCTTTCAAATGAATTTATTATATTACCTTCTTTTCCAAATAATTCAGTACTTGGTTCTAATCCATTAAAATCATCATCAGTTCTCAATTTATCCCATTCTTTTTTTATATCAAATTTAGTTTCATTCCAAAATTTATCATATTCACCCTTTGGTACTTCACCACTTGGAAATATTATACTGTATGTTTTTGATAAAAATTGGTTAAATGTACTAATATTATTTTTATTAATATATTCACGAAAATCAGAATAATATGTTCTTAAAAATTTAATATTATTAATATCACCAATATCATAATGAGATGATTTACCTTCATTTCCAAAAATTGTACCATCTATTAATTTATTAATATAAACTTTGTATTCTCCATGAAAACTTGTATCATTCTGCCACATTTTTTCAAAAGCATTTACAAATCCAAGCATTTTAACAAACTGTAAACGCTCATAAATAAGATAATATGCCGGAAGTTTAACTTTAATATTATTATTTAAAATAATATTGTAAACTAATTCCGTTATTGTTACTTCAGTTGGAGGTTCTAATTGATTACGAAATATTTTTTGCAGTATATTAATTTCCTTTAGAGATTTATTGCCATCTTTTTGAGAAATATAATCTATTTGAGCTAAAAGACTTAATATTTTGTGCCTTCTATCTGTTGTTGATGTAATTTCTTCTTTTGAAGAATTTAATTTATTAAATGTTTCGTTTTGAAGATTTAATAATTCTGTTCTGTTTTGAGATTCAATATTATGCTGTAAAATATATATGATATTGTTTAGTTCAGTTTGACTAAATTCTTTCATATTAAATTTTTCATCATTATCACCACCGTCACCACCATTTTGTTCTCCTACTATTTTTTTATTTGTCAACTCATCCGGTTGTAAAAATGGTTTCATCACATTTATCTCATTTTTTAAGGTTCCTATCAAAGTTCTTACCATAGTATTACTTGAAAAATGTTCAAGTTGGTCCTTTAAATTATTCCATATTTTTGTTACTTGTTTGTTAGGAAGAAACTGTTTTCCTTTAAATTTATAACCATAATTTATTGGAATATCTAAATTTTCTAAATACAGTTCAATAAATTCACTGAGTGAATTATCATTGTTGGTATTATCACTATCACTATCATTATCATTCTTACTTCCTAAATCGGTATAATTTTTTATAAATTCATTTCTTTTAGTTTCAAAATTTACAATAGCTTTTTTAATTGCTGATATAATATCAAAATGTATTGGTATTAATACTGCTATAGTTTCGTCTGGTATATCTGGTGTTAATACTGCTATAGTTTCGTCTGGTGGTGTTAATACTGCTATAGTTTCGTCTGGTGTTTTTTTTTGTATTGGTGTTGGTATTAATAACGTAGTTTTGTCTGAATTCTTTGGTATTAATAACGTAGTTTTGTCTGAATTATCTGGTATTAATAACGTAGTTTTGTTCAGTCCACCAGTTTGTAATTTATTTATAATTTCTGTTAAATCATTAGCATGAGTAGTTGTAGGTGTAGTAGATGTATTTAATTTAGTGGCATAATTTCTATCTATAATTATACGTTTTCTTAATCTATTGTTAATTGTAGCTTTATTATTAGTTGTAATAATATGGAGTATTGTAGATAATTGGTCAATTACGGTAGAAACTAATATTATATTAGTTTCAATTTCCAATGCTTTTATTGTAAGTCTTTCTATATATTTTATAAAATCTTCAATATGTTTTATTCCATCTTGATTAATTGGAAATTCATAAAAATTAAATTTTGTTTCATTTTTGTCATCTTTTTTATAAAAAATGTTTTTTATATTTTGAGAATATTGTTTTAAAAGATATGATTTTGATTTTTTAGAACTTGTTTTAAGAAAAATATGTACATCTTTTGTATCAATATAATCTTTCAGATATTTTTTTTCATATTCAACTAAATCTTTTTTAAAGTTACTAATAAAATCATCTATTCGAGTTTTTAATCCTGGTATTTGAATATTATAGTCTCCAAAATCCGAAGTATTTTCATTTAGTTGTTGTAATTTTTTGATGCTATCTAATGCTTTCATTTTTTCTGATTTAATAACAGCATTCCACTGATTTCCTTTATAAAATTGTTTAATATAAGAAATGATAGAATTAAGTTCTAATAATTCTTTATCTGGTTTGTAAATCCGTCCCCAAGATTCTACCGCCTTTAAATATGAAAATAAACCATTTATATTAATAATTGGTTTTTTTTTATCACCAATAACATTAAATATACCAATTTTTGTTTTTTGTTTAACTAAGTCACCGTTTTGGTTTAAGTGAAGCATAATTTTACCAATTCTTCGTAAATGTTCTGATAATTCATTACTATTCATTAAATCTTTTGATTTTGGATCTCTTGACATATATATTTCGTTATTAATCATCGATTCTTTGGTAGTAGAGTTATTTGTTTTCTTTATAATATTTGGTTGTATAATTCCTTCGGAAGTACGAGATATCTGTATTTCACCAGGAATTGTTATATTTGTAATAATTCCTTGATTTGTTGAATCATAATACTTATTACCACCAGATTGTATATAATTATTTGTTTGATTTGTAGTATGTGATAATAATGTTGCATTATAAATATTTATTTTTTTAGGATTCATATGATGAAATATATTATAAATGATAAAGTAAGTGAACTTCCCATCTGTCTTATATCCAATAAGTTCTCCTGTTATTAAATCATATTTGGCTTTTTTTTCTTCTTCTTTTGTTGTAAATACTGTTCCAGCATGTAATTTTTCTTCAATAATAATTCTATTAGGATTATTTATTTTATAGTCTGTATTATATTCTTTGATACCGAATTGTTCCATCAATTTCTTTAGATTAGGTCGATTTAAGTGCTCCGATATTACCGTACTTATAAAATTATCACTTGATTGTATTGGTTTAAAAACAGTAATATTTGGATGTTTTTGATTTATCGCTGTCATAAAATTAGTTAAATATGGACTATTAATATTAACTAATTGATTTACATGTTGTTGTAAAAGTTTTGAAAAGTTAATAGTCGATTTTTTTTCTAAAATATTTGCTAAAATATTGTCAGTTCCTACTGCTATAG